ACGGTCCCATCCCGTCTTCGAGCCATTCCTGGCGCTGTTCGGAGATGTTGGTGTAGGTGGCATTGCTGAGCTCCATGTTCTTGTGGGGCGGGACGCCGTACATCCGGCAGATGTCCAGCACGGTCATCTTCTGGGCTTCGATGTACTGGGCATCGACCATATTGACGCCCACTTCTTGGTATTCCAACCCGCCCATGAGCACGGCGATCTTGTGCGCGTTGGGGCCGCCCTGGTGCGCCGCATTCCAAGCCTCGCGGCGTTGCACCAGTTCCTCGGGGGTCAGTACCTGGGCGCATTTAAGCGCCCCGAGGGGCCGTGCTCCGTTGCTGAAGAACCGGGCACCGTGTTCTTTCACCGCGAGACCCGCCCCGATGGTCTCCCGATGCTGCTGAATGGGACTCAAACCCCAGAAACCATCCGTCTCCAGGCCCCTGATATGCAGAATGTTATACCAGGGCTGTTCGAAGATTCCACCGTTTTTCAGCCGCCACCGATAGACCAGCCCGCCATCCGTCCATGTCACATCCTGTTTATTTGGCATCGGCATGGGCCACAATGCGGTGACCTGGCCCCGGCCGCTGATATCTGCATAGGCGAGGGCATTGCCATCCGTGCAGAGGCGTACTTGCATCTGGCGTTTCAATCGGAACGCGCTCATGTACGGGTTCGGCTGGTCGTGCAGTATCCACCACAGGTAATGATTGCGATCCCGCTGTTTGGCGCCGTCGGCCGGGTTGGTGCGAAGCGTAAGCAGCGGAATCTGCGCCAGGGTGCTCGAAATGAAGTCGATGCAGCGCCACACGGCAGCAAGGCGCATGGCGGATATCGTTGTGACCGCCTTCCCGCTCCAGGTATCGCCACCGCCGGAGGAAACGAAGTCAAGGAAATCATCCAGCGCATCCAGCGGGAAATCCGGTCCCTGACCGAGATACTTCGAACGCACCTGCGCCATCCCCTGACCTACCATCCGGGCGAGGGCCTGTATCATCCGCGCCTCCGGCGAGCATCGAAGTAACCGAGGCTGCCCGCGCCAGCCAATTCCACTCCCAGGACGATCATCCCGAGCGGCGGCCAGATCATCCAGCAACCCAGGGCGATGACTGCCATGCCCGCCGTAAAAGTGATGAGACCCAGAATCGCCATCAAAACACCGCGATCTGCGGGCGGATCTCCACGGGCTGTGACATGGCCCGCGCCAACGCCGTCACCGTGGCCGAGATCCCGTCTATGCGGTTCTGCGACTTTGCCCGCTCCGGCTTCGCCGGCTGGACATTGTCCTTGCGGTCACCCTGGAAGGCCAGGCACCCCGCATTCCAGTTGAGAACCGGATTGTTGCCGTGCCGCAGTTTTCCGCCCACGTACAGATCTACCAGCTTCTTGGTCGGCGCTGACAGATACGAGAAGACCTGCGGGATCTTGATGCACGTGAATCCCTTGTCTATCAGGTCGGTCGCGGTCGCCGTGAAGTTCCAGGGATCGAACGGCACTTCCCGCACCTCGAACATCTCGTCCGCCCAGGCGATCTTGTCCTTGACCGCCTGAAGATCGATGACATCGCCCGGCGTGGCCTCAATGAAGCCGCGCGCCACCCAGTTCGAGAGCGGCGCATGGGTCTTGCGTTCCAGAGTGCCGACCAGTTCGGCGGGCATCCAGTAGAACATGAGGATGGTCCAACACGGTACGGGAACGATATCGGTTATGCCTTTAGCCGTATCAGAACATTTCTCATAATCAGTTCTTGTGTCAGCCGTATCAAACGGCGGGAAGACTAACGACAGCGCAGTCAGGTCGGTTGTCCATGATGCATCGGCGCCGGCCCAGCACGGTTTGCCCATTAGATTCCACTTGCGGATCAGGTACTCGACATCGTAGGTCGGCCAGGTGCGCAGGTCCAAACCTCCGCCGCACTTCTGCCATCGATCCATATCGATGGCGCGCTCCTCGATGCTGGACACCATCAGATTCAAGTGATAGCGGAGGTACTTCGGGCGGTCGCCGGGATTCTCCATGGCCTTCTTCAGCTCTTCCAGGATTTTGTCGTCCCGGAGGAATCCGCCGTAGTCCTGGTGCGATGGATTCGCCGCTAGCCGAGCTTCCCGGCTCTTCCAGTACTCCGGTTCGGCCTCCAAGCGTTTCTGATCCGCCGCCCAAATCCGGGCATAGAATCGTTCGGCTGGCAGCGCGCCACTCAGCACCTTCTGAGCCAGGTCATGCTCCTTTCGCCAGATCGGGGAGCCGTGCTCTTCGCCAGAGGTGGTGACTTCCACCGTCAGCGGCTCCCGCCTCGAAATGGTCCCCTTCGTCAGCACGTCGTAAAGTGTCTGCGCCTTAGCTGTCTTCCAGCGGTGGACTTCATCGAAAATGTTGAGCGACGGTTCGACGCCATCCTGCAAGTCGCCGTCCGCCGAGAGGACCGCGTAGAATCCCGATCCGTCTCGCCGCAGGATGCGCTTCGTGCTCGGCAGAATACGGAGTTTATCCTTGAGCGCAGGGTTTGCTTTGACGAACTCGCAAACGTGGCGGAAGATGACGGTGGCCTGATCCCTAGCCGCCGCCACGCCGTAGGCTTCGGCGTGCGGTTCATTCTCGCAGAGCAGATGGTAGAGCGGCAAACCGGCAGCCCATAGACTTTTTCCGTTTTTCTTGGCCATCGAGATGTAAGCCCGGAGATATCGGCGCTCTCCGGTCTCTGTTTCGACCGTGCCGTAGATGTCGCGCAGTAACTGCCGCCCCCAGTCAAGGCGGTACTTGAGCGGCGGATAGAGCAGCCGCTCAACGAAGCGTTCGATCTTGCACGCCCGGCATTGCGGCCGGCCGTCACGCCGGTACTCGCACCAGGTCTCTGCCTGGCAGTAGGCGCAGGCGTCGGGCCTATAGACCGGATCATGCAAGCGCGTCCTCAATGGCGTCCGCGGCGGATGGGCCGATGGTCGAGACCCGCGCCCGCGCCGAGGGCGTCATCCCGAGCTGGCAGAGGTATTTGAAGATCCTATCGCGCAGGGTGTTCACGACGTACCAGAGGGGCATCACCATCGGGTAGACCGAATCCTCGAAGATCGGCTCGCCTTTTTTATCCTTGCCGATCTTCCGCCTGATCTTGTGCGCGTAGAGCGGTCCGGTCTTCCGCATCGTTTCCTCGTGCTTCAGCATGTCTGCCATGTCCTTGGAGAGCATCGCCACGACCGATAGGTCCAGGTCGGTGATGACGCGCGGACCGCACAATTTGCGGAAATAGTAACGCCACCACCGCCGCTCCTCGCCCTGGAGTTGCTTCGGGCACAGGCGGACAGCGTCACGCGGAAGAAGCACGTCCGGCTTAGGTTCACGCCGGGGAAGTCCCCGCTTTCCCATGTCCCCCTCGATCTGGCGCAGAGCGGTGGGTTTGGGGGGATTCATGGAGTACCCGCCTCCCAACTGCGGAACTTTGCAGAAACATTCGCCAACGGTTCCATGGGAAAGGTCCCAGTGATACGGACGCCATACCCCTGTGTGTTCATCAACATAGGCGTAACTGGCCCACTACCGCTATACCTTTCATCTGATTGCAGATGCGATGAGTCAGTTGCAGATTAGCCAAGTTATGCGCGCCACCCTGGCTGAGCGGAACGATATGGTCAATCTCAGGTGCTCGATAATGGAGCCATGAACCCTTTGTGTTAACCTTTCCGCCACAAAGTTGGCATCGGAACCCATCGCGCTGCATGATCTCGTTCCGTGTCACTTTGGACATCAGCTTTTCGCCCCTCAACCGGCGTAGAATATGATGGTGGTACTTACCCGCAGCCTTCCCACAGGAGACCGAGCAATAAATTCTGCGGCCAGTGCCGTTCAATGGATTGAATATCGTTCCACATTCAGGACAACACCCTTGTTTCTGACCGCCGTGACGATCTATCCACTTCGCAAGCGTTCGTCTCCTGTTGTCCGCTTGCCAAACAAGTTGAGCTTCAGGAGATTTGCTCCGGGCATTGGCGGCGTCTCGAATGCACTGCCGACTGCACCGAGTTTGCCCTGGAGTCCGCGCTACAAAAGACTTCTCGCAATGGGCGCACTCCCTGAACCAGATCGGCGAGAAGCGTCTCACGGATGGCTTACTGAACACCAAGGCGTACCAGCATTCCCGGCTACAGAACCGCTTGCGATCCGTGCCTTTCGGGATGAATTCCTTCCCGCAGTACTCACACTTACTGGGAGGGCGCCCGGCGGTTGGATGCAGGATCTCCCGGTTTCGGGCATCCCGCTTCTGGCATAGGCGTGAGCAGTAGATCTGGACTGCATGACACGGAGTGAAGTTTTGCCCGCATGCTTTGCAGCGATGATTCTCCCCGATCCACGGATTCGCGCTCAGGTGCATGCTCTCCCCGCTCATGCCGATGCCAACTCCTTTGCTTTGTTGTACTTGCGCTGGTCCTCCGCGCCTTTGACCGCATGGCACCGACCGCATAGCCCTTGCAGGTTGCTCCGCACCAGCCGCAGGTCCGGCCGCACCGAAATCGGCACAATATGGTCTACCATCTCAGTCAGCGTCAGCCGCCCCTCGGCATCGCACATCCGGCAGAACGGCTCCTCAGCCCGCACCTGAGCACGGAGGTGATCCCAGGCCGTGTCATAGCCCCGCTCCCGCGCCGACCCCCGGCGGTCATCCCCCGCCTGCCACGCCGCCGCCCTATGCGTCGTGCACCGCCCTGGCCCCTGCACCAACACCGCGCATCCCGCCGCCGGGCATGGGTGAGGGGCGGCATAGGGCATTAGGATAGCCCCCGGAGGCCACGGATAAGCACTTCGTCCCTGATTGCCTCTGCGATGTGCCGCATCATCACCGGAGGTACGGCATTCCCCAGCCGCTCCCATTGCTGAGCATAGGTCCCGGTCAGGATAAAGTCGTCCGGGAACGCGCAGATGCGCTTCAGTTCCGCAATGGTGAACTTGCGCTTCTCGGCCCCATGCGGTACGGCAAGATCATTACCGGGACTGCTGATCGTCACCATCGCGCAAGGCTCATCTGGCTTCACGTCTTGTAGGGCATAGGCATTGGGTTTGCGCCGTGATGGCGGCAATGCCTCAATCCTGAAATGATGTGCATTTTCGCTATGCATCCCGACCGTGATAGTCAGGCAGGGCCGATCCGTCACATCACCCTGACTGAATAGGCCAGAAGTATCATGGATAACCCTGGCTTCAACCCATCCATCCGTGCCTGATGGCAAAGTCACGGCCCCCCTTGGCTGCTTATCGGAATCAATGAATTCAGGTGCGAATTGACCGGCAGGATGAATGCTATGCTTCATGATCCATGGCAACGCCTCCCGCACGCTATAGCGGTACGGCAGCGGCTTCGGAAACGTCGGCTCCAGTCCAAGATCCTGCCGCACGCCGATAAAGATGACGCGCTGGCGCATCTGAGGTACTCCGAGCCATTGGGCATCGAGCACCTGTGCCCTGACTCTGTAGCCTGCCGCCTTTAGCGCTGCTAGGATCTCCAGGAAGTAGCCCTTGGCAACTCCCTTGACCAGGCCAGAAACATTCTCGGCTACGAATACTCTGGGCATCAGGCCCTTCAAGATACGGATGTATTCTCCGAACAAGGTCTCATTGCACTGTCGTGCGCCATTCTCGTAGATCCGCGCCTGCCCCCAGCCCTTCTCCCGCTTTCCGGCAGTCGAGAATGCCTGGCAAGGCGGTGACCCATCCAACAGATCCAGATCACCCGGCTTCATGCCGATGGCTTCGAGGATTTCTTCCGGCAGTACGAGTCGGATATCCCTTTCATTCAGAATCGAGTCTGGAAAGTTGACGCGGTAGGTATCCTGAGCCGCCGGAATAAACTCATTGGCCCATAGTACCCGGAAGCCTGCCATGCGGTAGCCCAGGCATGATCCGCCGCAGCCAGAGAAGGTCGAGACCACCTTGAAACCATTCCAAGGAATCTTCGCTATTTCTGCTATTGACGGCACGCGGTAGGGCGGCTTGCCATTGTCCATTAGGTTCACTGCCGCACCGGGGCCGACTGTGATCCAACCTGCTCCGCCCTGCTTCATATCGGCAGTCGTGATCGTAGGTGCCGGGGCATCCCCGCTCTGCCACCGCGATCGATAACTGGAATTGGTCCCGACCATGAGGTTCACTGCGTGACTGGGCTGCTTCGCCGCCTCTGCCATAACCTTCACGCCGCCGCTTCCTTCGGGACCGTCTTCCCGCCGGAGAAGCGGTAGTGGCAGCGCGGGCATTCGTGCTCGATCTCGATATCCTCATCGACTTCCTTGAAACCTTCTGGGGCGGCTACAAATGGCGTCGCCAGATCATGCAGGAGATTATCCAGCACCTCCTGGTCATAGCCGGTGCCCCCCAAATCCCCCACGTCGGACATAATGCTCTGGAGCCACTCAGCCATCAGCGCCGGATCATCCGTTCCAAGCCGGTTGGAGCGGTTATCCGCCGCCAGAATCTCGCGGGCCTGGCGGTCGGGTACGTCAATGAACGTGACCGGGACCTGCTTGTAGCCGAGGTGCTGAGCCGCCCGCCAGCGAAAATTGCCAGCCACGATACGGCTGCTGCTCTTCTGCACGAGGAGCGTTCCCCAGAAGCCGTGGCGTTGCATGAGCGTGATGATCGCCCCGAGATCCCCCTGGTTTGGGTTGCCCTCCCACGGCTGGATCGAGTCGATGGGGACCAATTCCGTACGCTCGTTCAGGATCAGGGGCCCGGCAATCGTCTTCGTCTTTTGCTTTCGCGCCATCAGGTTCTCAACTCTGCGCCAATCAACCCGGGGGAACATGCTAGCCGGGGAGCCCCCTGCTCAATCCGCAACTCCCAATACCGCCGATTCAACTCCCGGATGATGGCTGGAATATTGAGATTGAACCGGTGCGCAAACTCTTTCCGGTTGTCGGCCATGTCATGGTGCCCCTGGCGGGTCCCGATGGTGCTGCATAAGGGCAGACATGCCGTGTCATCGCATTTTTGGGCCATTGCGCCAGCCAGGGCATGATGCGCGTCACACGGGCGTCTGCCGCAGATCCAACATGGCAAGGCGCGAATCCAGTCGCGGTAAGCGGGATCACGGATAGGTTTCATTGCGCGAGCCGTCCTTCCAAGTGCGCAACCGCATCGGTCAACCGTGTCATGGCGACCGTGTTGCCTTCCAGCACTCCGAGGACTCGCTCCGTCAGGGTATCGGACCGGATGCGCTCTTGGCGGTAAAAGTAGAAGATCAGCCCCGCCAGGCCCGTGCCTCCGATCCCTATACCTATGCCGGTCTCAGGCGGAACATTTGCCGCGAACAGGAACAAACAGAACGCGATCATGCGGCCTCCAGTCTCATGGGGCGCAGGGTCCGCGCCCAGCGTGTCAATGCAATGAATTGTCGGGCTGGCAGAAGTTCCATGAATTTCGCGGTCGCCGTCCCTCGCGCATGGCCAGCGAATTCCACCTGCGGCTCAGGGATACGGTCCACGGCGAACGCGCCCTGCTGCTGGGCTTCCCAGAGGGCGCCGGGTTGCCTCAGGCGGGGCATCACGCGGCAGCCCTCTTGCGCGCCGTCCGCCATATCGGCACAGGGGGCTTAGTCGGATCTGGGGAAAGCATAGGCAATCCGCGGATGTTTCGCAGCGTCGCGCATTGCGACTGCCAATGGAGCGGGGTAGGAGTCCGCTTCATGTGGTTCACGCGGAGATAGCGAATCCGATTCCAAGTGCCGATGGCCACGATGCTGCCGGTGGCGGCCAGCTTCAGAAGTTCAGCACACCCGGCCACCTCACTCACCATGGTGTCGCCAGTTGCGGCCCTTAAAGGTAGAGGGAAAGGCACGGAAGGCAAATGCGCCGGATCGCAGTATGACGGGATCTTGCTGGCGGG